GCGAACTCGGCGTTGATCCGGGCGATGGCATCGGCAAGCCAGGCATATTTCAGCCGCTCGCCCGGCACCGCCTCGATATGGCCGTCGCGGACCCAGTCCATATACGGCGTCTGATCCGCCGCCGCGCGGTCGGCCAGAGTGCCCTGCGGGGTCCAGAACCAGGTCGCGGACCGAAACCGCTCGGCGTCGCGGGTGGCATCGAGCAGCCAGACGAGGGTCAGCGCCGTGAAGTCGCGGGTCTGGCTGAGGTCCAGCCCCCCGAAACAGGGATAGCCCGCGTCGATCATGTCGCGCGGGTCGAACTCATCGCGGCAGGCCAGCCAGGCCTCGCGGCGGATCGCCGCGGTCTGCGCCTGCGTCCATTCGCAGAAATGCAGCCGGGCGATGCCGTTGCGCTTGCCCGGCATCTTCTTGGCCTGGTCCACCTGCAGCGCCAGGTAATCCTCGGTCACCGTAACGCCCAGCAGCGGGTTGGCCTTGACCCAGCAGGAGGGGTCGGTTTCCCAGTCGTCGCCTTCGTCCAGCGAGCAGACAAAGGCGAAGCTGGTATCGTCCTCGATGATGCCGGCCGCCACCCGGACGGCGTGCTGATGCTCTTCCCAGCAGATCGACTTGCGGTCGGAGCCGCTGTTGGTCGCCATGCAGAGCAGGGGCTGTTCGCGGAATTTGAACCCGCGTTCCAGCATGTCGATGGTATCGCGCGAAGGATGCTCATGCACCTCGTCGCAGAGCGCGCCGTGCGGCCGGGGGCCGGATTGCCCGCCGGACTTCGCCTCGCTCGCAATCGGCTTGAAGATCCGGCGCCCGCCGTCCTTGCCCCGATAGCTGAGCTGCCAGACCGGCTCGACCCCGTGCTTGTCGATCCGGCTGGTCAGCCGCGGCGACTGTTCGACCATCGCCACAGCGTCATTGAACAGGATCCGCGCCTGGTCCTTCTTGGCGGCCGCGGAATAGACCTCGGCCCGGGCCTCGCCGTCGGCCACCATCAGAAACAGACCGATGCCGCCGAGCATGGGGCTCTTGCCGTTGCCCTTTCCCTCTTCGTCGTAGAAGCGCCGGAACCGGCGCAGCCCCGTCACCTTCCACTTCCACCCGAACAGCGACCCGACCCGAAACGCCTGGCTGGGGTGCAGGACGAACGGACGCCCCTCGAACTGCCCGCCGTTCAGCCGCAGATTGCGGGCGAACCAGCCGATGACGTTTTTGGCCGTGGTAACATCCCAGACCAGACCGCGGGCAGGGCCCTCGACCAGGTCGCGCAGATGCCGCGCCGCCGCGTCGCGGACATGCGGCCCGGCCACGATCCGACCTTCCACGACATCCTCTGCCCAGGCGGTCACCGGATCGGCCTCATACCGGTCCGCCGCGCCGGCGTCAGGTGAAGTCGTCGTCGTCATTGCCAAAGACGAAGCCCAGCTGCCCTTGCGCGCCAAGCGCCCGTTCCGCTGCCGGCGTCATCCCGAAGTCGCTGGCCAGCGCCCGGATCTGGCGCCAGGTCTCGTTGAGCTGGGCCACTTCGGGGCGGGACTTGAACTGCCGGCCGGCGCGCCCGCTGGATTCGTAAGTCTCGCCCAGCTCTTTCAGCAGCACCGAATAATGCTCATACCGCACGATCGACCGGACCAGCTGCACGAACATGAAGATGTTGATCTCGTTCAGCCGGTCCTTGGTCGGGTGGCAGGGCGGCGGCGCCAGCCGGTCGTAAATCCAGCGCTCTTCGTCCAGCAGCCCTTCCGGTCGCAGCTGGGCCGCGCGGGCAATGGCACGAGCCTGCAGATTGTGACCGGCATCGCCGTCATCCCGCATCGGGATGACATGGCTCTCTGCTGGCCTGCGACCTCTTGCCATGATTTCTCCCTAAGCTTGGGCTTTTCCTATCCAATTTCGGTTTTGCGCACAGAAAGGGTCCTCGCCGGTCCGCGGCGCGCTCCCCCTTCGACTTTCCGATACCCCCCCGCGGCTCAGCGGTTCGCAGGGTGCTGCGGGTCGAGCGGCCAGCCGTCGGCACCGCGCGCATTCGAGAACCCGCGGACCTCCTCGCGCTGCTTGACCACGTCGTGATGGTCCGGACACAGCGTCTGCAGGTTGCTGCCATCCCAGAACAACGCGGGGTCGCCCCGGTGCGGGACGATGTGATCCACCACCAAGAAGCGGCGGCGCCGGTCCGGCTGCACCTCGCCGGCCGCGGTCAACGATCCGTCATTGGTGACGCCAGCCTGTCGGCAATACCGGCAAACCGGCTCAAGACCCAGATGCGCCCGCCGCAAACCGCGAGGACCGCACCAGCGCGCCAGCTTGTAGAACGGATGGTTCGCCAAGCCGCACCCCCGCAACGAGAAGCGCCCGCGAGGGGATGATCCCTGCGGGCGCAATTCTGGATGATGAGAAGATTCATAGGTCCGTGAGGGATAAGACGTCAAGACCTTTTGCGCAGAAGCTGAGCAGAATGACCCTGCATCCGGTCCAGGCAGCCGCAGAGCGCCACCAGCAGCGCCTTGACGTGCTTGCCGTCGGGTGACCATCCATGATCAGACAGCACCGCCCGGAACGACGATCCGCGCAGGCAGATCGCATCGACCAGATCGCGGTCCCGGATGGTCCGGGCCTGGGCGCCACCACGGGCCGAGGGACGCACCCGGCGCACCGACATCGCCGCACCCGCGCCGATCTGCTGTCGCAGCCATGCGATTTCCCGGCCCTCGTCGATATAGGCGTCGATGAAACTGCCGCCACCAGCCGGGCCAGCTGCCGCGCGCACCTCAAGGCTGGCGCATTTGATGCCCGCACCCTCATGCCGCTCGACCAGATCGCGATAGCGGCGCGCCACCGCGACCTGCCCCTTGGAAAACGGCGATTGCCCGGGCCGGCCGTCCTTGTCCTTCCGCAGCGCAGCCCGCCGGGTCAGGTCATCGAAGATGTCAGCCTCGCGCACCGCCGCGAACCCGCGCCAGCCGGTGCGCTCGATCTTGTAGCCGGTCCCGGATTTCTCGTCGGGCAGCACCATATGCGGGATCTCGACCACCTGCGGGCCGCGGGCGGGCGCGATGGGAATGGCCGGACCGCAGCCCTCGATCGGCGTGGACCGCGCCAGCAGCCTTGCCACCCGCCGACGCTCGGCCTCAAGCCGCTCGCGGCCTGCCTTGATATCCACCGCCACCGTCATGCCGCGCCCCCTTCTCTCGCGGCCGACTGGATCGCATCCACCTCGGCCAGATCGCCGTGATAGGCCGCCAGCCACGCCCGGTCCTGCTCGCCCGCCCGCCCGGCCTCGATGTTCTCGCGGATCACCTGCCGGCGGCGGCGGTTGGTGGCGGCCGCGTCCCGCAGCTTGCTGATGATATACCGGCCCGGCGGAGGCCCGAGCCGTTTCGCGGTCTGATAAAGCTCGACCGCCCAGCCCTCCTCGCGCGCCTGCCGTCCCATGGCCGAGCGGATCAGGCTGCGGGCATAGTTGCATTCGCGGGGCGGCGGCAGCTGCAGGTCATAGGCCCACGACTTGATCAGCGCCTCGGCCGGCCAGACGCCCTTGCCGGCATGGCGCAGGATCAGGTCGTGCATCCCGCGCAGATTGTCATCCGACATATAGGCCAGCCATTCGGCCAGGCGACCCAGCATCCTGTCGTGGGCGTCGGCGCTCATCCCTCGCCTGCGCGACAGCCCAGCCAAGGGCTCGATCAGCAGCACCTCCACCCGCGCTTCCCTTTCCGCCTTTGTCCCGTTCATCGCCATACCCGTTCCCCAGCATCTTCCAACTTATCCACAGGCTCCGCTTTGCAGTTTGGTCCCCATTCTTTCTTTTCTTTTCTTTCTCTTCTCTTTTCAGAGCGGATTCTTTCGGAGCGAAAATGGACAGGATCAGGCGCAAATCGGCGCAAACTGGCCCAATTCCTTCCAACTTCCTTCCGAGTTCCTTCCGAGTTCCTTCCGTGGAACTTCCGAGTTCCTTCCGGCGGAACAAACCGGAATGATCCGGAGCGATCAGCCGGGGAGCGCCGCGCCCTCCGTATCCATCTGTTCCATGGCCTGCCGGACCACGTCAGGCCGGCGCTGCCGGGTGCCGAAGTGATCGAGCAGATACTGGTCGAGCCGGGCGACATAGATGTCATCCTCGGCCATCCCGCGGCTGCCGCCGGCGCGGATGATCTGGTCGGGCAGCTTGCCAAGCCGCTTGCGCTCGCGATCCGCCGCAAGCTTTTCCTCGTGGTCGCCGCGCAGCCCCAGCGCCGCCTGCGCGACCTCGAGGACCACGGGGTGATACAGGCGCACCTGCCCATCGTCGCAGACGCAGCGATGCCAGTTGTGCAATGGCGACACTTCGCGCGCCGCCAGCTGCCGCCAGACCTCCAGGGACACGTCCACCACGCTGGCAAGCAGGCGCTCGTCCGTGGGGAGCGTGCCCACCGGGGATTGCTCCTGCGCCGCACAGAACAGGTCGATGGCGACTGCCCGCACTTCCCGGTCAGCCAGGTTGCGGAAATCGCTGTTCATCCAGCGGCGGTAATTGAACATCATGAAAAAATGGCTGTCGAGCCGGACAGCCGACGGGATGGGATAATCGATCAATTCATTCGATCCCACGACTTCGAATTTGTGCAACGCCGTCATGGCTCGCTCTCCGATGCAATCTCGCCGCCAAGGGCGGCATAGCCGGCAATGTCGATCCAGTTGTCGAGATGGCGAGGATTGGTCGAGGCGCGCACCAACTTGACCACGATCATCGCCAAGGCATGATCCTCGGCCCCGCGCGGACGCGCGCCCCGCACCACGTCCAGCGCATCCATGATCCGCGCGATGGCGGCAAAACCGACAAGCGCATCGCCGTGCTGGGTGGCACGATCGCCGCCGATCAGCTCGACCGCGGCTTCGCAGATGTCACGGCGGTTCACGCGTAATCCTCCGCCCGCTCGAGACGCTTGCGGCATGGCGGGATCCAGCCGAATTGGGCCGAATGGTCGGCGGCCTTGTCCCAGACCAGCCAGCAATAGGCGGTCGCGGTGCTGCCGGTCGCCGACAGCCGGCCCTTATGCATCACGACGCGCTCGCTGAATTGCAGAATGTCGGTGGGCGGGCAGATACCGAACAGCCGCCGGAAGCGCCCGACACCCTCGAGGAAGGCGCTGCGCACGATCATGGCCACGCCGGATTCGCTGCTGTCGAGGGCGCGGGCGATGAACTGCTCGGCGAGCCGGAACGGCGGGTTGGTGATGGTCCATCCGACAATAGGCGGCCGCGGGCCGAACAGGTAATCCAGAACCGGGAAGCCCGCGCCGTAATCGTGAATGTCGCTCGCCTCGACCCACGCGAAGTATTCGCGCAGCGGGGCCACCATGTGGCCGCGATTAGCGGCTGGCTCGCGCGCGGTCTCGGTCGGCGAGATCAGTCCCCGGGCCGCCAGCCATTCGCACAGGGCGCGCGTGCCCCATGGGGGCGTCGGGAAATCGTCTAGGCTGTTGTGCGGCTCGGCCCGGCGCTGCATGACGGCAGTGCTACGGTTCTGGAGCATCGATTTGGCGGACGGTATGATCACGTCGCGGCCCTCCGCGTCGCCTGCCGGGCATCGGCCTCCATCAGCCTGCGCATCAGATAGTCGGAATAGGTCGCCGTGAACCCCACTTTCGCGCAGCGCGACAGATAGCTTGAGCAGACCCCAAGATACCGCGCCGCCGCGACCCGGGACGGGAACTCGCGGCCATGGATCGTGATCGGCCTGATGCTGTTCAGGGCCTGGCGCCGGGGCGGCCGTGACCCTTGGCCCGCAAGGTCGAGGCAGCCGTATTTCTGCAGCCGGTGGCTCAGCGACGGCGCCGTCACCCCAAGGGCGGCCGCGGCGGCCGAGATCGAGGGATAGTCCACGTCGCCCAGCCGGA